ATTAATCACCACCTATTTACTCGCGATAATCCCAGCCCCTTTTAAGGCCGCGATAATAGCATTTACAGCGGTTGCAATTTGTTTACCGGTTGCAGATTCGGGAATATTGGCAATTGTAGCGGCTTGTTTTCCAGCTGCGGTAATTTTGCCGCCGGCTGCAATTTGTAACTCTCCGCCTATAACGGTTTTTTCCGCGCCTTGCTCGGTGTAATTTTTAACATTATTATATGACATAGGTTTAATCCTCCTTATTCACAAAGTAAGCCCGGTATGTTTCAACCGGGCCAATCAGTTAAATCTTATATGGTTCCTTCGTCCGGGGAAATGAGGATTTTGCCGATCAGTTCGCCGGCAACGGCTGATAGATTGGAAATTAGCCCTTTGTGCCCTTGATATTGAATGGCGTAAATGTCGCCGAATGCGGTACTTGTCTCGCGGTTGATCCATGCGCGAAGATACCTTTTTTCGGGTTTATAAATATCCAACCAGACCACCTGCCCATTGGCGGTTGGAACTACTTTGCTTCCAGCTAAATCAACACTAAATGATCCGTCCTCGGCTTCATCCTGCTGCGCATATATGAAATTTCCATTACCTTTGGTGGCGATGGTCCCAAAAAATACAACACCCTCAAAACCGGCCATATCAATCATTTCAGTAGGAACTTTATGTGTACCAGCGGCCTCGCCCGCTCTTACAAGGGTTATTTTAACGTTGTTCATTAATTGTTCAGACATTGTTTTTTCCTCCTTAAATTAAATTAAGCGGATCGGCTCCGCTTTTAACCTAGGTGAAATTGATGTCACGGAAATCCCGGCCAGGGTCAATCTCGAACTAGTTTCACGCGCCGAAATGCTTCACCAAGAACCGGCATCGCGTCGACTTCAAGCCGTCCGATATAACCAGTTTGATTGGTGAGTGCGTAAAGCTCTTTTAGAACTTGGATAGCCATTACACCGCGCCGGATAATCCAGTAGAAGCTAAAGTCGCCGATAATACCCACATATTCACCGGAGGTAAAGGTATTAGGCACAAACTCGGAAGTCCGATAAGGAGTATCTAAAATCATTGCAGGATTGCCACCGGTGACAGCCGCTTGCCAAATATATTGACCATTGCCGTCTTTAATCTTCCGAATGTTTTTGATTGCGTCTCGGTGAAATAACCAAGTCGCCCTTCTCTGGTAGACATCTTTTAGGGAGTATTTCGCTTCCATTAGACCATCAAAGGTGATTGCGGTTGCAGTGTTACCAGTTGATACATCATAGTCGGTGCTAATGCCCTGATCGCTAGCAACAAATAAGCCTAAAGGTTTTTGTGCTCCATCTCCGGTCATGAAGGCTTTTTCCTGGGTGATCCCAAATTTATATCCAAGGCGTTCTTGGATGAAAGCCTCAATATTAATTCCGGACCCACTCAAAAGTTTGTTAGAGATTTTAACCAGCTTGGTTAATTGGTGAGCGGTTAATTCGCGTTTTCCGAATTTCGGATCGCCGGTTTCGGTAACGGTCTTAATCTCCGGGGTCCAATCAGCATCGTCAATATCGGAATCAAGCGACGGCGCGCCTAAACCCGGCGCAGTTCCAATGTTAAACACGCGGGCCAAGTCGGCTATGACTAAATTATCATCTGCCGCTTTAATTACCTCGTTTACAAACTGATTCGGGGCCATAAACATTCCGCCGGTTGCCTCATTGTCGGCTTGGATGGCGCGGAGTTCGGCATCCGTATATCGGGCGCGTTCTCCGTCTCTTAGGTATTTGCCGAATGCGGACCGATATTCTTTGGACTTGTCTTCCGGTTCCTCGCCGCGTTGCTCGCCGATAGGTTTAGCGTCGACTTCTCCCATCTTGCGTTCGCGATCTAATTGTCTTTGTTCCAGTTCGATTTGAGCATCAAGCTCATCAGCCCGTTTCTCCATTTCGGCAATGGAGTTCTTTTCTTCTTGAGTTAAAGCCCGTTTCTCTTTCTCGGCAGTGTCAATTTTTGCGCGAATATCGTTAACGAGCTTATTAAGTTCTTGACGTTTTTCTAAAATTTGTTCTGCAGTCATTTTAGGTTCCTCCTTTAAATTAAAATTGCAATAAAAAAGAGCCTTTTGGCTCTAATTGCTAAGTTTATGTTTTTTGGTATAGTGATTCATTTTCATCCGGAGATTATCGGCTTTCCAATCGCTTCCAAATGATGCTTTTTTTGATTCAAGGTATTCTTTGTAAGGCTCTTCGACACTCCGCGCCTGAACTTCTGTTTGCGGATATGCCGGGAATGGGGTCGGCGATACCTCGAAAAGTTTGGCTTTTTTGATGGTTCTTATTATGTTATCAGGATCGCTTTCGTCCCATTCGTCAACCTCTTTTTTGAATCCGAATGAAACCCCATCCACGTCGCCGCGCTTAATGCTTTCATAGGCATCTTTTCCCCATGTGTTTTCCGGTAGGACGATGTTAAATCTTAACCCGGTTTCGTCTTCGGAAAGCGAAAGAGTACCACTTTTGGTACTCCCCAGAACAAAATCACTATTGTGATTCCAAAGGGCTTTTTGTTTATCGTTTCTCAATGAATCGGCAAATGCCCCTTTAGCAAACTTTTCGCGGAATGGAAAAAAATAACCCAGCTCCTCAGAAGGTTGCTCCCATTTTACGGCGTAACCATAAATAGAACGTTTACCATCTTCGGTTTCCCTTAATTCAATTTCACTCGGCAGTATTCTGATCTCCTGTTCCATCTTGATTACCTCCTTTCTCGATTTTTGCTTTCCAAATTTCATAAATCTTATCTACCGGCATCATGGTGCCATTCATCACGTGAATATCGCCGCCCTCATAACCGTTCATGTCCTCCAACTCCAACACATCATTTGGTGAAAATACGCCAATCTGAACCATTGTGTTATAAAAATCTTTTTGGGCTTGGGTGTCTCCTCGTAAGAATCCCTTAACGTTGTATTTGGCAAATCTGTGCTTTCTTTCGTTGGGTAAAAGCAGATCCCTCATTATAGTTTGTTCGTTATGGACTATATGAGCATTTAAGCAAGATGTCAAATAATCAATTCTTTGTTGCTCGTTGTTGTTAAAAGTGCTTTTTTCGTAATCCAAAACCTTATAAAGAGGAAGATTGAAATACCGGGCCACCTCTTGAATTTGAAATTTCCGGGTTTCAATCATTTGGGATTTTTCCGGGTCGTTACCAACAGGAATATATCTTGAAGCTCCTTTGCTTGTGCTTTCTAAAAACATCACCTTTCCGGCGTTAACGACTCCGGCGTATTTTTCGTAAAAACTTTCCTTAAATCGTTTGAAAGCGTCATCGTTTAAAGCGCCGGGGTATTCGACAATCCCGCCCAAATGCGCCCCGTTTGAGAAATACCGCGCCCCAAATTCTTCTGCGGCAATCGAAAGACCCAGGGCCTCCCGCGCCACTTCAATAAATTTAATAACGTTATCAGTCCGATTGAACCGCATCCCGCGCAAACAATATATATCTTCGGGGTAATATTTCGCTCTATTGCCGTTGTCATCGGTGACAATATAAAACTTTTCGCCTGTTTGAGTGTTTCGGTAAGGCTGGACCGCATTAGTCGGGATATTCCAAAGTTCAATAATATCTCCGGCCCCGTTGCGTTTTTTATAAGCATATCCGAAACCAGTTAAAAGGTAGTTGACCCAAACCATTTGCCAAAACTCAAAGGCGGTTGTTTCCGGGTTCGGTAGGTGATGAATCAATGGGTAAACCGGATGGTTTATATCATTTTCACTGCCGCGCTCGACCATTTTTTTAAGGTGAAGTGGCAAGGCCGATAGATCCGATGAAATTGTATTGACACAAGCAAAAACGGCGGCTACCTTGATCGCCGTTTCTTCGTTTATCGCTATTCCGGTTTTTGATACCCCGCCACCCATTAGATTGATCAGCCACTGGGAAGGGTTTGAAATTGGGGTTCCCTCAAAAATGGTTGCGCGTTTTTCTAAAATATCATAAAGCCCCAATTAAATCATCTCCTTCCCGGCCAAAATACCCACATTAAAAAGAATCCGCATATTAACCAAGCTAACGGCTCATAAATTAGCCACAAACCGCGGAAAGCCATAAAAAAACCGGTTATGACACCGGTTAATCTAATTTGTTTGTCGGTTATCTTGATTTTAGGCGGTTTTATCTTGATTTTTGGCATTTTTATATGATTTTTCAGCCAAAATAGAACATTTTTAATATGTTTTGCCATGCCGTTCCTCCTCCTAGAGTCCTAAAATGCCGCGCTCTTTGTAAGGATTTATGTTCGGTTCATTTATCATCGCCAAAACATGGGCGTTAATCCCGGCGGCCAACGGGTCAATTCGTTTAGTCCGGTCCTTGCCTTTGTCCAGCATAATGTTTCCGCTCGGTCCCATCCGGGTAACGGCGTTGCCAACCGCCATATCCAAGACCGGGTTTTTTAAGTAAATAACCTTTCGATTGTAAACTTTCCCCCGGAAGTCTTTGGTTGGTTCGGTTAAAACGCTGTATGATTGCCGGATTGCTACCGGCGTAAATCCTAATTCGGTTAATTCGTGTTCTAACCAAGTCGCCATCGCTTCATCGAATCCAAGCTGTCCTTTGGGCCAGTTATTTTTTTCATACATGCTAACGATATATTCTAAAACAAAATGATAATCAACCTCTGCCCCCGGCGTTGCGGTTATATAGCCTTCTTTTACCCAAAAATCATAAGGTTCTTTATCATGCTTTCGCTTATAATCCAGCATCTCTTCCGGGATAAACGAATGAGACAGTATTATAAATTTATCTTCGTACGGTATTTCGAAGGTAACGCTGGTTAAATCCAACCGAGAAGATAAGTCGATTCCGGTAAAGACCGTCATTCCTCGAATATCCGGCAATATATCGACTTGGCAGGCTTTCCATTTTGATAACTCCATGTATCCGGATTCGTGGAATTCGACCCAAAGATTCATATTCTTGGTCATGAAGTTCCGCATTTTGTCAGGATCTTCTAAGGCTTCTTTCAATTGGCCCTTTAAATATGTCATCATGCGCGGAACGTGATACATTAAAGGATTTGCTTTATACCAGTTGTTAGGGTTCTTTATGTCATCGCCTTTGTCAAGCTCCGCGATGTAAACAAAATATTCCTCGTTTTCGGAAATGCCGGCCAAAATCTTTTTGCAATATTCGTATTCCCTGTGACATGGACCGCCGAGTGAAAAACCGGCGGTTGTAATGATTAATATTAACCCTTGGCGCTGCAATCCCATACCGGAGACAAGG